ATCTGAGCGCCGATGCTCCGGCAGACGCCCTGGAGCAAGTTGCAGCCGCTGCCCAGCAGCCGGGTAAGCGCATGGCTACTGACACCCTAGTTGTCAGCGCAGCTAGCCCGGTGCCGGTCATGATCACGGCAATGCTGCGCCGTGACAGTTGCGTACCTGCTGCCGTTCTGGACGATGCCGTCAACAACCTGAGCAAGGCTATTGCATCGCGTGGGCTTGGGTCTACGACCCGTAAAAGCTGGTTGGCCGCAAAGCTGATGATCGACGGCATCAGCGATGTGACCCTGCTGTCACCGGCCACCGATATTGTCTGCGATGCACATCAGTTCCCGGTTTTTACAGTTGAGGTAGTGCCCGCATGAGTGCCGCATTGCTACCGCCCAACAGCACACCGCTAGTGCGTGCAATCGCTGATGCGATGGTACTCGGCAGCGGGCTGCCGGTAGCTGCGCTGAGGGGCTTCAAGACGAACTCAGCCCCGCCGGCAACTATCCGGCCATGGCTAATCAAGGAATACGGTCTTACCGATATCGAGCGATACCTGCCCGCCGAGCAAGTTTTGCCGGTTGGGTTGGCATGGTCGCGCCTGCGGGGTACTGCCGCTGCCCTACCTGCTGCGCTGGCGTGGCTTGGTGTAGCTGCAGTGATGGAAGAAGAACAGGGCCGCTACTGGTGGCAAGTGCAGCTTGCCTTGTCAGCAGTTCCGGGCGACGCGCTGGCAGATATTAAAGCCTTGGCGGCGGCATCGCTGCCGGCACGGGCCGAGCTGTACCGGCTGCACGATACATACGACCTTCGCCCGCTGAAAGCCGACGCCGCGACATTCGATGATGCGATGTTGGACAGCGACTCGGGGGTATGGGCGGACGGTGTGAAGCTGAGTTTTTCAGCCAGACATGCCGCTGGCGTCACGACCGACCGCCCCGCCGTTGCTTCGACAGCGATGCCGTCATACCGCAGCGTTTGCCGGGCAGCCGGCGCAGCATGGGACAGGTCTGCATGGGACGATGTTTACCCGCTTGTAGATGCCGGCAGCACGCTAAGCCGAGGGTTTAGTCGACTGGTGGCCAGCTACCGTGCCGGGCGTGGTGCTGTGTCTCTGTCTGCTATCACGCTGCAGCCACCGGCCACCCGTGCTGCATCCGCAACAGCTGCGCTTGCACATCACACGACGACACAGAAAACCCGCTACTGGCGCGGCAGCTGGCGGGGAAAAGTTCGGTCACCGATTTTCACGAAATACCAGGGAGCATAACGATGGCAACAGCAATCCTGCAGCAGTCTGGCCGCACAGGCGAAGCACTGCTGATGTCGCAGCAGCAAATTTACTTGGCACTCGGTAGAGGCATCCCGGATTGGGACGTCAACGTGCCGCCGGCACCATCCAGCTTGACCGGGCTAGTCGATGAGATTGGCCGCCTCAAGCTGACGCAGTTCGCTTTTGTGCAGCCATCCCCTACCGGTGAAATCGAGCTGGAGGGCGCATCCAGCATTGAGCGTTACACGGCATCGGCGGTGCCGACGCGCTGGCTGCACTTGCGCTTTGCGCTGTCGTTTGCTGACGCCCAGGGCGAGACCATTCGCGAAGCAGCCATCTATTTCGGCACTGTGCCGAAAGCCACGGTGCCGGCTGGCCAGCGCTGGCTTGCACCCGCCGATATCGACAAACCCGGCTGGATGAAACTGTACGAGCGCCGTGGCGGCGACAAACCGCCGGCGCCGAAAATTGTACGCGTGCCCGGCGACCGGCCAACCTTCGAATACGTGATCGAGTATTGACCATGACAGCTTCTGTATACGACCGCAGCACACAGAACGACGGCGTTGACGCCGTGCTGTTCCGTGCCGACCGCATCTGCCAGTCTGCTGAAATGAACGAGCTGCAGAGCGGCCTGCGCAACAAGCTCGCCGCCCTGGGCGACTCTCTCTATAAAGATGGCGCGATCATCCGCGACGCCGGCTGCCGCGTTGATCAAGCGACTGGTGTCACCGAGCTGGACGGCGGGGCTGTGTACATTGCCGGAGCGGTGCGCGGTATCCCGCCGGCAACGCTGACTGTGCAGACAGTAGGTACGGTCACCGTGGGCATCTATCTGTCTGAAGTTGTGCAGTCCGAGCTTGAAAACCCCGCGCTACTGAACCCGGCCATCGGTACCCGTGGCTACGGCGAACCGGGGGCGCTGCGGCTGGTGCGCCAGCCACGCTGGGGCATCGCCGGCACCAGTGCCGATGATTTCGCGCCGGTCTATGCGATAGACGATGGCGTGCTGCGTGCTAAAGAACCGCCGCCAAACTTGGACGCGGTCACGCAGGCGCTGGCACGCTATGACCGGGACAGCGCGGGCGGCATGTACATCGTAGACGGCATGCAGCTGCGCACGGTCGATGTCACCCAGCCTGCTACGCGCCAGGTATTCACGCTGAGTGCTGGCCGCGCCCGCGTATCGGGCCACGGTGTCGAGCAGCGGACAGACCGCCGCATCACTTACACCCCGGCACCGGACACGCGCACGATCACCGCTGAACCGCACATCAGCACGACAGCGGCAGCACAGCGCATCGCGCTGGATAGCACACCGGTGCTGGCAGTTGATCGTGTCACGATCTACGCGGAGCGAACGGTCGATGTAGTTCATGGCGCGATTGTGGGCGCCATCGACCCACTGCCGGATACAGCCATTCTTGAGCTGCTGGACGTGCGCCAGGGTGCTACGGTTTTTGGCCCCGCAGACTTCAAGCTGACAGGCGGGCGTGTTGACTGGTCGATGCAGGGTGCCGAGCCGGCAACCGGCAGCACCTACAAAGTCACGTATCGATACGTCAAAACGGTCGAGCCGAGCGCACAAGACAGCACTGGCATCACAGTAAGCGGCGCAGTACCGGGCACCGTGGTAAGCGTGGACTACAAGCAGCTTGTGCCGCGCATCGACCGGCTTTGCATTACAGCTGACGGCGAGCTGACTTGGCTGCGCGGCGTTGCAGCAGCATGGCAACCGCAGCCGCCTGCCGTGCCGAGCGGGTTGCTGCTGCTGGCCACAGTTGTGCAAACGTGGGATGCGTCGATGCGTATCGAGCGTGACGGCGTTGTCGTCGTGCCGATGCCCGAACTTGCCAAGCTGCAAGACCGGCAAGACAAGCTGGCTGAGATGCTGGCCCGCCTGCAGCTGGAAACCAACATCAACACGAGAGAAGCGCAGGCTAAACGCGGCATGCAAGTAGACCCGTTTCTGTCGGATGCCGTGCGAGACCAAGGCGCAGTACAGACAGCTGCAGTCTTCGGTGGCATCTGTACGCTGCCGGTCACCGCTACCGCATCGTATGCGGCTGACGATGTCCAGCAGCCGGCCACTCTGCCATTCGATCTTGTACCAGTCATCGAGCAGCCGTGGCGTACAGGCTCGATGCGCATCAACCCATATGACGCGTTCGAACCGATGGAAGGCTGGGCGATGCTGGCGCCCGCTGTTGACCGTTGGTCGAATGTGCAGACGCAGTGGACAAGCCCGGTCACTCAGATCGTGACGTCTACGACTGAGGTAGGCATCAGGACGGAAGAGGTTTTGGTATCGCGGTCTGTCACTGTAGACAAAACCATCCCCGTACGTGACCTGGCGTTTGAAGTGCGCGGTTTCGCGCCCCGTGAAGTGTTGGCCGCAGTCTGGTTCGATGGCATTGCCGTCCAGCCCACTGCTTAAGAAAGGAGTCACTAGTGGCTATCGTACGAGCAGATGATACCGGGGTCATCCGGGGAAAGATTCGGGTGCCGGTAGGCGTGCCAGTCGGGACGAAATCGGTAGTTTTCGAGGGCGCGGAGACTGGCCGCGCATCGACGCAATACATTGCGGCAGGCGAAACGGTGGTGGATGTACGCTCGATGGTGACTGTACATAGCCGCCCTGGTACTGACCCCCTGGCGCAAACGTTTGTACTGGCCGCAGACCGCCAGATTGGCGGTGTCGATCTTCACTTCACGGCCCTGGGGCCAACGAACGTCAAAATCCAGATCCGCGAGACTGCGCAGGGCATACCGACACAGACAGTGCTGGCCGAGGCTATTTTGCCGACGTCCAGCCTATCGACTGACGGCCCGAGCCGTATCCAGTTCCGCGCCCCGGTCAC